AAAAGAGTCTGATTTAGATACAGATAGTCAACAAGCGTTCTTTATGGGACAAGAAGCTATTGATAATGCTGCTGATGCAATACAAGTTAGTAGCACAAATTTTCAATGGGACGCTCAAAATAAAAGAATTACAAATGTTGCTGATCCAACGTCAGCACAAGATGTAGCAACTAAAAATTATTTAGAAAATACTTGGTTGTCTCCGTCGGACAAAACAGCCATTCAAACAGCATCTAACAATATTTCTAATATTAATGATGTCAATTCTAACGCTACAAATATCAATACTGTTGCGTCAAATATTAGCAACGTTAATACTGTAGCGACAGACATCGCAAAAGTCATTACAGTCGCTAATGATTTAAACGAAACTGTGTCTGAGATCGAGACTGCGGCTTTAGACTTACAAGAAACTACTTCTGAAATTGATGTAGTCGCAAACAACATAGCTAACGTTAATGCCGCAGGCGCAGATATAGCTAACATTAATACCGTTGCTGGCGATATCACAAATGTTAATACAACAGCAGGTTCAATTACTAATGTAAATAATGTTGGTGGGTCTATAACGAATGTAAATACAGTTGCGACTAATCTTTCAGATGTAAACGCTTTCGGCAACACTTACAAAATTTCAGCAACCGCACCGACTGGTGTACCTGAAGGAACATTATGGTTCGACACTACCGCAGACGTGATGAAAGTGTACGATGGTTCGTCTTTTATAAATGCAGGTTCTTCAGTCAATGGAACATCGGGCAGGTTCAAATATATTGCAACAGCAAACCAAACTACTTTTACAGGTGCGTCTCACTCTGATACTGGTGGTGCGGTATTAACCTATGACTCTGGGTTTATAAATGTTTTCAAAAATGGTGTTCATCTTGACCCATCAGATTACACAGCAACAGATGGAAATAACGTAGTCCTAGATGTAGGTGCTTCGTTAAATGATGAAATTTACATATTAACATTTGGTACGTTTTCACTAGCTTCGTTTAGTGCAACAGCAGTCACTTCAGATACACTAGCCGTAGCAAGAGGTGGAACAGGCAAAACAACTTCTGACTTATCAGGACAACAAGGTAAAGCATTAGTTGTTAATTCAGCACAAAACGGATTTGATTTATCTACGACTTCTTCAGCAGAAGTTTATGGATTTGAAACTTATTTTAGCGGTTCTACTTTAGTTAAAACTGTGACGGTACAGTCAGTAGGTGGTTCAAACAAATATTTTATAGACGGTGTTCAACAAGACACTTTAGAATTATTAGAAGGTAATACTTATGTATTCAATTATCCTTCAGCACACCCGTTTAAGTTTTCGACAACTTCAGACGGAACTCACAATAGCGGAACTGAATACACAACAGGAGTGACACACAACAGTTCAACACAAGTGACTATAGTAGTCGCTACAGGTGCACCTACTCTTTATTATTACTGCTCGTCTCATTCAGGAATGGGTGGACAAGCGAATACACCTGTACCTGCCGTAAACTCTGTAAGAGTTATTACGACTAATCAAGGTGCAGACAACATTTCTCAAAGTCAATACGCCAACTTTGATGAAAAAATGTTTAGTGCGAGTGGCTTTGTCTTCTCAATCTCAAATGGCGAACTTATAGCTACAATTTAACAAGGAGAATAAATCAATATGGCTACAATTAATCTAGGCAATATTAAGTTCAATTGGAAGGGAACTTATAATGCAGGAACGGCTTATGCAGTTGATGACGTTGTTTCGTACAATGGTTCGTCATACGTTTGCATTTTAGCAAGTACAGGCAACCTTCCAACCAATACTACTTACTGGAATGTGATGTCACAAGCAGGAACAGACGGAACTGACTTAACATCAACTTTAACGACACAAGGTGATATTCT